TCCGCAGACAATATAACTTCTGGAACATTAGATAAAGATTACATTGATTCAGAAATTGCAAGAGATACTGAATTAGTAGATACAACAGAGAGTGATAATATGCCAGATTATGGAAAAGATGGAGATATGTGGTATGATTCTGCTGGCGGACACGCATATATGAAAATTGCAGGAACTTGGAGACAAGTATCATAAGGAGAAAAAATGGATAAGAAAGAATTAGAAAAGAAAAATACTGAATTGGAAAAGAAAGTAGAACAATTAGAGAAGGTAAATTTAGAATTAAGATTTAAGTTAATTGAACAAGAAAGGATAAAGATCATTCAAGAAGTGAAAACTAAATATCCAGAAATGATTAACACAATAGAAACATAAGGGGATATATTATGAAATTAACAGAATTAAAAAAGCGATTAAAAGCTAAAGAATTAATTTATGATAAACAACTTATCGAAATGGCAAGACGAAAGAATCTTCATTGTCAAAGATTAAGAGATCAGATTGCAGTAATGGAATTAGCAAAGAAACCAAAAATTAAAAATGCCGACAAAGAAAAAAAATAAAAAGAAAGTAGGGAGACCTGCAATAAAATTTGATACAACCTCACTTAGATTAATGGGGCGATTCAAAGCGACTTATGAAACAATGGCAGATTACTATGGATGTAGTATTAAAACCATTGAACGAAATATGAATAAAGAATCATCTCGATTTAGTCGTGCATATAAAAAGGAATTTGCTCGAACAAAAATGAAGTTATCAGAAACACAACTAAAATATGCATTGAAAGGGAATGCAACTCTTTTGATTTGGCTTGGCAAACAATATTTGGGGCAAACCGATGAAATAAAAATGTCACATCAAGGAATTAATTTAAAAGACTTCGCAAATGAAATGGAAAAAACAACAACAACAATGAAGACAACAAAATGAGAAAAGTGCCGTTACAAATATATTCATTACAACCAATACATAATCAATTTTTAAATGATTTTACTCATCGTTTTATTGTAAATTCAAGTGGACGAAGAGCGAGAAAAACCTTATTAAATAAAAGAAAAATATTATTATTAGCAATGAGAAATCCAGATACTAATTGGTTATTAGGCGCTCCAACACGAGGGCAAGCAAAAAACATATTTTGGAAGGATTTAATATCAGATACTTATTATTTAAGAGATGGGATTAATAAATCCGATTTAGAAATAATACTTAAAAATGGTTCAAGTATTAGGGTAGTGGGATTAGATGAATCAAGTAGAGTAGAGGGCAAGGCAACTGACGGAATCTTTATCACGGAAGTGGGATCATTGAAACCAGACGTTATTCCTAATACTATAATGCCAATGCTTTCAGATGAAGATAGAATGGGGTATTTATATTTAGACGGAAAACCAGTAGGCAGAAATCATTATTATCAACACGCATTATACGCTACAGGTGGAAATATACCTACATCGAGTAAAAAGGGCGTATATATTGAAAATAGTGAGGATAAAGAATGGGCATATTATTCGTGGTATTCTTCAAGCGTATTAAATGAGAAAGAAATAGCAGACAGGAAACGACAATTAGATCCACGCACATTCCGGCAGGAATACGAAGCAAGTTTTGAAAGTTACGAAGGAGTATTATATTATAATTTTGACAGAAAATTTATTAAAGATATAGAGCCAAAACTAAACGAGCCACTGACTTTGACTTGCGATTTTAATAAAAGTCCTTTAGTTTGGGAAGTTGTTCAGCACAAACCGGAACATCTTAATATTTTAGATGAAATTTATATCCCATTAGACGCAAAAACTATTCAAGGTGCTGATTTATTTATTCATAAATTTAAAGAACATCGAAATAAAATAGTATATTTGACGGGTGACAGTAGTGGGAATGTAGAAACTACAAGAGATTGGAGTACTGATTATTTAATAATACAAGATTATTTAATAAAGAATGGTTGGCAAGTAGTTACACAAATACCAAGCTACAACCCGAATATAAACAATAGAGTAAATGTATTATGTAGTTTATTTAACAAAAAAATGGTTACAGTATCGCCAAAATGTAAACAATTAATCAATGATTGGGAGAATGTAACAGGGGATAACAGAGGCGGGAAAGACAAAACCGATCCATATCGAACCCATTCGAGCGATGCAATTGACTATGTTGTATATCCGAATTATAAAAGATTATTATTATAAGGGGAAACAATGAATATAAACCAAACGAATTACGAACTAATAAAAATTGAGGACTACAGGCGACAAAGAGAGCAAGCTCAATATCGAGATGCTTTTTATGAAGGTGATAACCATATAATTCACACAATCTTAAAAAAAGACTTAGCAAAATATGGAATCTCGCAAGAAAAAATAAACAATACTCAATTGTATGGATTGGATAAATTTATCAAAGCATTTGAACAGAAAATATCTAATGTTTATGATACAGCTCCGTTAATTAAATTAGATAAGGGAACTGCTAAAGAGAATGAATTATTAAGTGAACTATTAGAAAGCGTAAATATAAACAATGTATTTAATTCCAATTTAGAGAAAATCAAATTGCACAATACAATTATAAATCAAATTAAAAGAATAGATACCGGACAAATTTATATTGATAACAGATTGAATATCGGCAATACCTTCCTCTATGGAAATGATTATAATTGGCAGGTATTGATGTATGAGACGCTAATTGACAATGAATTATATTGGTATGTATTTGATAAAGAATTAAAAGAACATTATTTTGTTATATCAGATAGCGATACACCGCCAAACATTGTGCATAAAAACACAAAACGAATTGATGGGACTATAATACTCATTGACAATGATATTACAGCACCGGCATACAATCCATTTGTTATATACAGATACGATCTACAAAACGATTTTTGGGGAAACGGGAACGATGCATTAGTGGATTTAATTAGATTAGTTAATGTTTTACTGACAGTCACGGGCGGTGATAATATCCGGGAGACATTAAGAGTTTTATATTCCAATATGAATGTAAGTGGGAAAAAGAATGATGTAAATAGATATGAAACTACTATGGGATCGATGCTAATGCCTGCTGACAATACACTCGATCGGAATGTTCGAGACTTAAAAATACAAGTAACACAAGCAACACTATACAATACCGAAGTTTTACAATTTATAGAAGCAATAATAACGCAAGTCTCAATGTTGCATAATATAGACAATCCAATTAAGAAACAATTAGAAAGTAATTTAAGCGGAATCGCTTTACAGTTAAAAAAAGAACCATTAATGAGAGATTGGCAACGAGATATTACACGAATGAAATTCTATGATACGCAATTGATTGGACAATTAATCAAAATAAATAATATATACAATAAAGGCAAAATAAGCGAAAATAAAAAAGTACTGATTGATTATCAAACACCGAAAATAGTTATGGACGAGGCAGGCGACTGGGAATTGTGGAAGTCAAAGATTTTAGAAAATGTAGTCACACCGATTGATTATCTAATGAAACGAAACCCCGAATTAACTTATGAACAATGCTTAGATAAATACAACGAAAATAAATTACTAAACGAACAATTATTTGGGTTAAATGTAGGGTTGGAGGTAGAATGAAAATAGATAAATTAGTAGATACATACACAAGCCGAGCAGAAAAATATAATAAATTATATCAGAAAACCGTTATTAATTTAATTAAAAAATATGGTTATGATAATGCAAAAATAAAAAAGGAATTGGCAAAAGCAATAAAACCAATTGCAAAAGATATGGTAGTGAATGGTATTAATCTAAGTTTGGCGTTTGAAGATGTTTAATTTTGATTTAACAAAATTCTTTCGTGCCGAAGCGCCAAGATTACGATTAGCAATTAAAAAGAACATCGCAAGTAGGCAAGGATATAAAGGTGATAGAGCGCCAAGTAATTCTACAAGACAAATAAATGGGCGATCATCTTATGTCCAACGCAAAGGGAAAAATCATTGGCTTGTAAACACAGGTGAAACAATGAGAAAGGGAATTGCTTATGAATATGGCAAAACTTCAATGCGAATATTTGCACGAGATGATTTACATAGCGGACGACAAATAATAAATGGTAAAATAGTAAGGCGCAATTCTAACACATCTTATGCTGATATATTTGATAAGAATGTCCACGATTATTCAGGTCCCTTTGGCATTAATAAAGGCAATAGATTGTACGATAGAATGGAATTTGAAGCGGGGAAACAAACCATAAGATATTTAATGGAAGAATTACCTAAAAAGATTATGTTAAAATTATGATTAAGGAAACACTACAAGCGGCAAGTTTAGAAGTTGATTATTTATTGACTCAATTAACAATAGAAGTTAATCTATTAGTCGACACAATGGTTCTGGAAACTAAGCGATTAATAACTCGTGGGTATTCAAAACAAAAAGCAATTTCATTAATTATGAACGATTTCAATAAAGGCGAGAATTTTATGAGTGCTTGGAGTAATAAGCAAAGTAGAATGATGCAACTTGCCTACAAAAATGTTGTGCAAAATACAAATAAATCAGTAATAAAAAAAGATGAAAAAGTAAAATGGGTGCTTGAACCCGGAGCTGTTCATTGTGCTGATTGTGAAATGATGCGTGGTGAAATAGGGACAAAAGAGGAATTATTAGCGTTTGGTGTTGGATTGCCGGGTGATGGAATGACTGAATGTTCGGTGGGTTGCAAATGTATGTTGGTAAAAGTAAAATAAAAAAAAGAAATATATTGACATTAAAAAAATAATTATGTATAATAAAGCAAAATATGGAGAAGCAATGAAACGAGGAATTAGATGTTAGATAATATTATAGTAGGAGACAACGACCTATTGGAAGTTCGTCCAGATTTAAAACAATATTTTACACACGATGGAGCAAGTAATTTCACAACTGAAATTGAGTTTGCAAAAAAAATAATTATTAGAGAGGTCAGGACACGAGAGCAATCACTGACAGGATTAACAGGCGATGATTTACAAGATAGAATTGATACTATAAAAGATTTAGAAGATAAATGCTTACACGATAAAATTGTTCTCCAAACTATTTCATTAATATTTTTAAACAATAATGAATTGGATTTGGCAGAAGAATACAGAAAATTATCTTCGATAATTGATTTGGATTACACGATTACAGCAGATGATACTGAACAAATTGACAATCAACCAACGAGGTTCGGACGATGACTTTAAAAGAAATGCATACAGCTGCAAAGTTAGTAATAACAACTGCCGGATACCATTATGCAAATATAAATAAATTTGACAATATGGAATTTCCAACCGGAACCGCAAATACAACTTTCTTTATGTGGTTAGCCGAAGCAAACCCATCGACAATTGGTGATAGAAACAAAGGCGAGAAAGTATTGGAAATTAGGTTTGTAGGTGATGCGAGACAAGATGACTATTTAGATAAAATTGAAACTTGGGAAAATTTAATAAAAGAAATACGATCAACAATAGATAGTGGGAGTTGCAAAGCTTCATATACCGACTGGAAAACTTACTCTACTGAAATACGAGGCGACTATATTATCATTATTTTCCAATTAAAAGGAGACATATAAAATGGCAGATGCAA